GATTGCTGTCTCAGGCACAACGTCAATAAGACGAACCGGCAGGGTACTCGTGGTGTCACTAGCATTATTAATTGCTACACCAGAGTTACCTGTAGTCGTAGAACCAGCGTTCTGAACCAAAGCAGCGTTACGATTGACATCAGTACGGTTTAAGAAACTGATGGTTGTTGTACCAGTAGCACACACTGCGGCTTTAAACAAAGCATCCGGGTCATCCTGCACGTATGCAGTCATCGTGGAGTTTGTCAAGCCACCGGGGTAGAACTGACGGAAGGTCAGACCAAATGTCGGATCGACATAGGTGCAACCAAGGAAAACACCAACAGCAGAGCCAGAGTCCGTGGTGGTCAACTTTGTCACATTACCGCCACCGTTTAGGTTAACAACGTCGCCAAAGAAAATAGCGGTTGCCTCACCTGTACCGATGGGGATCTGACGAGTAGCACCAGCAAACACCTGACCGCCGATCAAATTGATCGGAATAAGCCCGTAAGGGCCTGATACGGTGGGATATGCCATTTTTTAACCTCGTTAAAAGTTTATTTACCTTTACCGAACAACGTTTTGGAAGAACGCTCTTTAAAGAGCGGCATCCTTGGGTCGTTCTCTCTCATGAACGTGTTATCTACGGCATCCATATTGTCTTTAGTGGCCTTGGCGTAATACTGCTTACGCTGATCCATAAATTCTTCAGGGATTTTGCAGAGTAACAGTCCGGCTACTTCAATGTTGTCCTTAAAACGACTATTAGGATCAACCAACATCTGGAACTTAGGCTGCTCTTCAATTCGTACAGGCTCCCACCCTTCCCGCGTTTTAGCGGAAACGTTCTTGGCGTCGGACTGTCCCATTGATGCAACCCGAATCCAACGATATGCGTACCCCGGCTGTTTGTCTGGCTCCGGTAATGCTGAAGCAGGCATCCAAGCCTTTGGGCGCTCTACGTTTGATCGGTTTTCAAGTTCGCGTGCAAGTCTGTTTTCTGCCATGTTAGTTCTCCATAGTTTTTGCGTATTCCCGAGCATATTGCTCAGGGGTTAAACCCAATTTTTTCGCAATCATCAACTGAGATTGCTTAAGCACTATCTTTTTGGAGGATGTGCTACGCGATGCCGGAGCAACCACTGTGGCAGGTTTTTCGGTGCGCGTAACGGGCTTGCCGCCCCCGTTAGTCGTTTTAATCTCTTCTTCCTCGAAATTTTCGGGGAAGCGTTTCCGTATAGTTGTGTCTACACGGTCCCAGTATTCGTCAGTACCTACAAAGCCTTTGCCGTACTGTTTCTCTAATTTCTGATGCAAGCCAAGTGCAAGGCTTGTCATTTCCTCGTCTACACCAAACCACGTATTGCGCTCTTGCCACGCAAGCGTCTTTTGGTCGGGACGAGGCACTTGTACCTGTTGCTGCTGGTTACTATTTACTTCAATTTCAGGCGTTTGTAAAGAGGGTCTGTAGTCTTTTATACGCTGAAGTTTAAAGTTTACCTCCGATAGTTTGGCTTGCGCCTCTACCACCTTGTCGGAATCTCCGGCCTCGTATGCCTCTTTGTAGGCACGTTTAGCCATTTCCATCTCAAGTTCTGCCGCCCCTCTGGCTGTGTCAAGGAAGGATTTCTCCCCCTCAGTCAGCCTAGATTTCAGGCGTTTATTCTCTTCAAGGGCGTTTCTGGCAAAGGCCAAAGCCTCTTCCCGCTCCCTTGCGGCTTCATCTTTAGCCCGGCGCTCATCGTGCCAGACCTTTTTCATCTGCTTCAGGCGAGTCTTTACCTTGTCGGAATACTCTTCTAACTCGTCTGCCTCTAATTCTTGGACTATCTCCTTTGGAAGCGGCGTCCTGCCTCGGTCTTCCTCCGGCGTATCGTCCTCAATTTCGATGTCAACTTCGGGTTTTCCCTTAGCCTCTACTTCTTTTTCTACGGGTTTACCCTGATCTTCACCCTCTACCTCAAACTCAAATTCGGGTTTTCCTTCTGCTTCTTTTGGTAACGGCATGTTTTACTCCTATTTGCGGCTGATTCCACGGGGGTCTTCAACTACTCCCTCGACAGAATCATCGTTGATGATGCGGAATTCACGACCATGAATCTTCAGTCGCGTACCTGCGTGGGGGCGCACGAGAATAAAGTCCCCTTCCTTACACCAAGGGCCACTTGGGAACCTTGCAGGATCTTTATAGCAATCCGGCCCTATCTTCACGACAAAAAGAACCGTTGTGAGTAGTTCTTCGTGCTGGAGGGTCATATCAGACTTAATAATCCCGCTTTCGTACTGCTCGTCGATGCTAGGAATTCCACACAAAATGCGGTATCCCGAAGGATCCGGTAACTGCTTGGCTTTGCGTTCGTCTGTGTCTGGCAGAGTACTTACTTCACCTTCTTCTGTAGCGATGGCGAGTTCAGTCATCGTCTTTTTCCATCCTTTCTGCTGTTTCTATAAGAATATTGTTTGCGATCAGAAGTCCACGGTAAATACCACAAGCGTATTGATACGCCCCAAAATCTTTGGCATTACCTAGAACGGTGTCGTTTTCAATCACTTTCATTTCCTCTCGTATCTTGTCTGAAAGATACTTAAGTATGTCATTACTCATTCACTGCCTTTCTTCGGTGGTTTGGAACCTTGCGCCCTTTGTTGAGCGATTTGTGAGCCGAGTCTTATACCCTCTAACTCCATCTTAGCGGTAAGGTCGGCTTTGTCTTTTGCGGCTTTGGCACCAACTTGCATACCTGCAATCTCTTTCTGTGCCTCAATCCGTTGTTTCTCAATCTCAAGTTGATCTGCCTTTGCGGCGGCATCCAACTGATCTTTGGTGGTCTTGCGTTGCAGTTCGGCTTGTTTGATAGCCAATTCTGCTTGTTGCATCTGGACAATAGGATCTTGTGCGACCTGTTGTGCCTGCTGCTGTGATGCCTCGGCTTGGTTGCGAGCAAGAAGTTTTTGCGCTCCTGCTGCTGCCAAACGAGAAATCTGTACTTCCATATCTTCCGGCATGTCTTGGTCTGGCGCCGGGTAGGGCACACCAAGTTGTTCTTCTAACTGACGACGATACTCAAAGGCCACGTGCTCTTGAATGTGTGCAGCCATCGCACCCATCATCTGATTAGCCATTGGCGACTGACCAACCATTTGACGAATTTTTGGATCCTGCATCGCTGCCATGTGGACAGTGATATGTGCCTCGTGATCTTGGTAAATAAACGCCTTAACCGGCTTGCCAGTAAGGATGTCCATGTTCTCAGAGACTGGATCGCGTGGCTTCTCGTCGTCTTCCATCGGTACTAACTTAGAAGCGTTTTTGATACCCAACACTTCAAGCATCTGCCGGTGTAGAAAGGGGAGGTCATATAACTGAGGAGCCTGCTGGGCCAACTGCATCACTGCTTGGTATTGGACAACCTTCTGCGACATGGTCGCCGCATTGGGGTCACTTACAGGGATAACGTAGACCTGATCATAGTCCGACTTCTTAGCCCGTGGTGGACCTTCTACCGGCTCATACGAATAATCCTCGGGAGTGTAGTCGCGGATTATGGTCTTAAGGAGTTTGAACTCCTGCTTCATGCTGTAGTGGATACGTGCCTGAACGGCAGACATCACTTTTAACGTCCGCTCTAATATAGCCAACGTCGTCCCTACAGGGGACTGAGCACTCATGTCGGATACCTTCAGATCTGCTGCACTAGCAAATCTACGACCTTCTTCAACTATGGTGCCCAGTAGACTGTACAACACCTGCGACGGCTCCTTATAGGGGAGCGTCATGATGTTATCTTTGATCGTGCCGGAGGCTACGTCTACATCTCGGAATTCTGCCGGAGAAATTGGCGTGTCGTCTCCCTTAACCCGCAGACCTTTAGTTTTGAATCCTCCGGGGAGATTCGAGAGAGTACCTGCGTCAACAAGTTGGCGAATAATAGAAGTGCCAGACTTAGCAAAAGCGCCAATGAGATGAATGAGACCAAAAGCGTAGAAGCCAAATCCCGGGATGTATGAATAATGGACAAAATGATTGCGTTTTTGCTTAGTATCATCATCTGGATTCCAATTCCGACGAATTGCTAGGACTGTTTGCGTGCCCTTTTCGATAGTAACAACGTAAGGCAGAGCAATACCCGTCGGCTCCCCATCGTCGTCTTTGTCCTCGTATCCGGGTAGATCGAGGTCAACGTGCATCTCAAGTATCTTGTATCGGTCATCAGATGTGGCACGGAAGCCCATCTTCTCAGCAATTTTCTTCTCAACCTCGTCAAATGAATCAACTGGATCACCAAGTTCTACATCTGCGTAAAAGCCTGCTACCTGTAGCCTGCGCAGTTCGTTTTCTGTTTTACGCATTACATGCGTGACACGCTCCGCGTTCTCTAAGTTAGACGCCCCGTATGGAACCACAACGTCCTCAGCAGGGACAAACAGAGATACCTGACGCTCAAGATAGGGGTCGTAATAGACTTTCTTGAACGCATTACCAGCCAGACCCAAGCCCCATAACATCCGCTCATGCTCAGGCCGATACTCAACCATCACATCGGTTAATTGGTAGTTCATGTCATCCTTGACACGAGTAGCCGCTTCTCTCTTCTCTGGTGTCTCTTTACCAATGATCTGAGTTTTGACTGGCCCTTGCGCTGGAAAGGTCTCCATGATTGTCTCGGCTTGGAACTTAACGAGGGCCTCAGACAGCAGGGGGTGGACAATACCACAAGCCCCGGGCCACGGTTCAGTACGATCTTCAATCTTCATACCCAGCAACTCTAGGCCATCTACGTATGTCTGCATCCAGTCTTTGCGGCTAGATGTGTCATCTTCAAACTCGCCAATCAGGTCGTTACATAACTCTGTTAACTCTTCCTCGTCCATCTCTTCAGCGAGGTTGGCGTTAAAGTCATCTTCCGCTTCTACTTCCTCAATCTCTAATATAGTCTTCCCATCAATCCCAATACGCACAGCCTCGGGATCTTCAATCTCTATCTCAAGAGCAGGCTCATCTTCCATCTCTTCAAGATTTAGTCCTAGCGGGGCTTGCCCTAGTGCTTTATCAATCGCCATATTCTGTCCTTAGTAGTAACCCTCAAACTTGCGCCTGAATGAAGGTAATTCATCCTCTTCGTCTAATAGGGTACGTATGTACCCACCCTTGCGGAATCTCATCAACGCAAGGGACACAGAGTCCACATAGTCATCATGCTCGCCCGCCGGGAAAGATGCAACCTCCTCGATTACTTCCTCTGCCCAGTGGGTGTTCGGTGCCCACACTCTACCAGAGGCAAATAGGTCAGACACAGCGTTCAGACGGCTGATCTTGTCGTTACCCCGGCTTGGTGTGAACTCCTGCACGGGTATCCCCATCGCCCGCATCTCGTATATCAGGGGCGCACCAGAAGCCTTTTTCTCAATAATTACGCTATCTGGACTCCACTCTTTATACTGGTCAATCGCGGTTTGTTTTAGTTTCGGAAACTCCATGCGCTCCCGAAAAGCGTTCAAAAGTATGATGTTTGCCTGCATCATCCCCGTGTCGTCTGGATGGTAAAAAACTCCCCAGTGAGTCAGGGCGCTGTAGTCGGCTCGATTGCTTTTCTCAAAGGCCGTATCCCATGCCATAAGGGTAAAGTCACAATTGGGCGCATCGTCGTCCTCCCAGATCTGCCACCACTCCCGCTTCACAATCGCTGAAGACTCAGAAGTCGGGTTCTGCTGGTACTGGGCCATCCACTTGCCGTGGGGCAGTTCCTTTTTAAGGGCTTGGAGTTCTTTGATATCCCAAAACTCAGGCCACAAGGGCTTGGGCGGGTCGTAATCTTCGAAAAGTGCTGGGAATTCAATGACTTTCCACTCGTCGCTGTCGCGCTGGGCTGCGGCTTTGAGCACCTGCCCGGTCAGGTCCTTCTTAGACCACCGGGTCATAACGATAACTATGCTCCCACCCGGCTGGAGACGCTGCCGCGGGCCTGATGTGTACCACTCGTAGGTCTTATCGTAGATCTCGGGGTTTATTTCTGCGAGGGCGGCTTCTTGTTCCGAGTGAGGGTCGTCAATAATGAGCAGATCCGCGCCTTTACCGGTAACAGCACCCCCAACACCGATAGCGAAATACTCTCCACCCTTGTTAGTCGCCCACCTGCCAGCAGCCTTAGAGTCTGCCTGTAACTCAACTCCTTGAAATACGCTTCTATAGTTTTCTTGGTCAACTAAGTTCCTCACTTTTCGCCCGAAACCCACCGCCAACTCGGCAGTGTGGCTGGTCTGAATGACTTTTTTGTGGGGGTACTTGCCTAGAAACCAAGCCGGGAGCAGGTAGGAGGCGAATTCTGACTTGGTATGGCGAGGAGGCATGTTGATGATCAGCCTTTTACACTCGCCGCGGGCAACTTCTTCAAAGGCCGCAGCCATTTTGGCGTGGTGCCGCCCAGAAATGAATGCGGGCCAAACCTCTTTGACAAACTCCATGAAATTAGTTCCCACAAAACTCCGTTTTGCCCGAGCAGCCAACTCATTTTTGAGGGCAGAGATG